ACCGATAGCAGCACCATCAGCGCCCATACCAGCGCTCACATTGATAGTAATAGTGTTGCCGCCACCGCCAGAAGGAATCTTGCCCAGAGGAATCACCTGAGCGCCTGTAGGAAGGTTTAGAAGCTCAGGGCCACGCTCACCAACCCACGACAAACCAGAACGCGTAGTCTCACCACCAGTAGCCTGACCAACCAAACGGCCACGAGGGGTAAGCGGAACATCAGGAACACCGCTTAGGTTTGGCACGCCTAGAAAGTTTCTGATAACTCCAATATTTCCACTCTGGATAGCATCATACAAACCCTGAATGTTCTTTAGGCTTTGACCAGAACCGCCACCAAGAATGAGCTTTACCCAACCAGGCAAAGTATTAAAAGTAGTAGTAATCCAGTTGAGCATATCGCCAACCCACTTAAACGCGTCACCCAAGTCATTCATGCCATCTGCAAGCTCCTGAATAGAAGTAGCAAAAGTACGAGTGTTAGATGAAGGATCAGTGCTGCTGATAACTCCAAAAGCAGAACCCATAAGCGATAGGGCATCATTTACAAACGGGAAGAACGCTTCAATAGCAGGCAGTGCATCTTTACCAAATGACTGCAGATTTTCTAGAGCAGTTGGCAGATAGTTTAAGACGTTCTGAAAGTTCGTTGACATATCAGCAAGAAAAGTGTTGAACTCAGGAGAAGCAACCATCTCATCAATGAATGCAGTGAACTGAGGCAGTACCTTCTCAAGTGCAGGTAACAGCGCCTCACCAACAGTAATCTGCAGGTTCTCCCACACAGCCTGCAAAGTTCTAGAGCCGTTAGCTAGGCCATCAGAAGTACGAGCAAAGTCACCCTGCTGGGTTGTAGTCTGAGCCAAGATTTCTTGATATGCGGCCAGCACGCGCTGCTGTTGAGTAAGCGATCCTGAGCCATCATAAATGCCCATCTCCATTGCGCGAGCTTTAAGCGTGGCATCATCTAGCAAAACACCGAAGCGGCGAATAGGCTCAGACTCACCGCGCAAAGCTGCACCAATGGCTGTAATAGATTCATCAACACTGGTGTCATTAAACGAAGCTAAATCAGAAGCAAGGCCTGTGAGCGTAGTAGAAAAGTCAGCGTTAGCATCATCAGCTAAACCAGCTGCTTTACCAAAAATGCCAAAAGTCTTAGCAGCCTGTAAAAACTGTGTCTTGCTTTGCCCCATAGTGCCAGCAGCCGTACTAGCAAAATCTTCAAGCTGTTGTGCGCTCTCACCAAAGACTTGGCTAACGGCTGCAGTAGTCTCAGTGAAAGAACTAGCTGCCTTTACAGAGTCAACACTGAAATCAAACACTGCACGAGAAGCACGCGCAAAAGCATCAACAGCTGCAGCACCAATACTTGCAAAAGCACCGGCTGCAATAGTCCCAAACCCAGAAAGCTGAGACTCAGCAACCTTTAATCCCTTTTCATCACTCTTATAAGTGATTGGGAAGATAATATCTTTCATCAGTTTTCTCTATTCAACTTAGCTACATAATCTTCAAGAATGTTTATGCCAATGTTCTGGATATTGCTCTTCATATTGACAAATTTACGCCAACCAAAACGGCCACCTTTATCAGCAGAACCGTACCGCTGATTCAGGGCCTGAACCATAGCCTCACCCTGACCATTCAAAGCGTGAGACTGAACGCCAAAGCCTCTAGTGTATTCACGAGAACGGCCAGACTTATAGTTGCCGCGCATTCCGGCCATTTCAGAAACCCAAGCGCCAACCTTGTTATTATCCATCTTTACCCTGATACCAATGAGCGTAGAAACCTTACCTCTACGAGCAGCTCCAGGAGTCACAGAAACAGAGGCACGAGGCTTCTGATAAGAAAACCTATTGAATCCAGTCATGCCACTTAGAGGAGATGAAACTGGCCAGCCATTCTCAATAGCAGAAGCAGGGCCAGACAAAGCTGAACGAATATCACGCTTAAGATAAATCTCCATTTTAGGATCAATCTCTTTAAGCTCAGCAATAGCGCGGCGAACATCATCACCGTTCAAAGTAGCCTTCAACATAGACTCTAGTCTACCGTGACTGAGAGTTATGTTTAGCAATCAAATACCGCTGCAAAGTAAACAGCATACGCTCATCAAGCTTCATCAGCTCAAGTGGACTGATACCAGTCTCAACTGCAAGCTGAGCAATCTCCCAATGTTTAGAGTTTTCGCCCAGCCCTTTTATTTTGGGGAATCGCCAACTCCAACAGAATCAACAGTCTCAGCCCATGCCTCAAAATCTAGGCCAGTCTTTTTAGTACGCTGTTGAACCTGCCACGCCATCCAGTAAAGGTGTGTCAGCATCATGTCAGTGCCAAGCTTGGCAATAGAAATGTTGAAGTGTGATTCGAACTTAATCTGGTCAATGGCTACTGCTGAAATGTCAGCAGTAGAGCCATCAACAAATTTAATCTGTAGGTTAATTGCACTCATGGTTATACAGTACCACGAGTGATTCCGGCAGTACCTGCAGCGTTCCAAGAAACGCTCAGAGTAGCCAAGTCACCTACGTTAGAAGTAAATGGTGAATACTGTGACACCAGGAATACGCCAGTGTAGCTAGGGTTAGTAGCCGATACAGAACCGCTGGTAGGAGTCACTACAACAGTTGCCTGTGATCCAAGCAGTGGGAACAGAGTAGCGTCAACTGATGCAGCACCGAAGTCTTGGTGGAAGTCCAGCTGAACCGAACCATCCTTGAGGCCACCAATACGGGTACGGAAGGTGCGACCAAACGAGGTAGTGTCTTGTTCCTCAGAAGTAATGTCTAAGGTGCAAGCAGCAAGGTGATCGCTGAAGTCAGTACCGTTGAGAGTGATCTTGTAGTCAGTAGCCACAAATTTAGCCATTATAGTTTTCCTTAGTTTGCGTAAACTTGAATTGAAAAGTCAGCCGCCAAATAAGTGGCATCATTTAATTGTACCGCACCTACGCTAGACATTTCACTAACGCGAACATCATACGCTGCACCGCCCAGAGACTTGTCAGACTCTACAGCTTTCTTGACTGAACCTGTGCCGGTAGAGATGACAGTATCCAAACGAGCCTGTGCAGTGCGCTCACTCACGCGGCCCACAATGACAGACACTACAAAATTGTATTGCACTAGCCCACCATGAAACGCACCATCATAGGTGACATTAGACAGGCTCAGAATAGCTATAGGTGGTGACGGGTTGTCTGGGATAGTTTCAGCCACACGCAACCCAGAGATAGTGGCTAGGTTGTCTCCCAGCCCTGCACGAATCGCGGCTATGCTCATGCGCCAATGACCTTCTTGAAAGGCATCAGTAGAGCTTCAACGTCAGGATCAACACGGCCTACACGCATAACACCAATGTCACCAAAACCGGCAACACCTAGTGGGCTGTCATACCTCTTGAACTGGCGCATAGCAAGAAGAATCGCAGCCTGTTTGATAGCAGTCGGCACAGTAGCCCATCCAAAAACTCCTACAATTTGTACGCCAGCAAAGTTACTAAAAGTGCCGGTCACTGACCAGATAGGGAACAGGTAGTCACCGATAGCCCTGATGCGAGTGTAAGGCTGTGTAAGGCCTGATGAAACCCCATTCAGAGGCTCTAGCTGAAAGTCAGTAGTAGTCCAGGTTGTGTCATAGCTCACACCATCATCAGAAGTCTTGAGGGTAGTGACTGACACAATGTCATCAGTCTCGCACAGGAATGAGTCTGTAGAGTCGAATACACGGGTTGCTGAACTGGTGTAGAAAGCACGCTGACAGTAGCCGTCAATCTCACGAGAAGCGGCCTCAATGGAAAGCTCAAGAAGTGAGTCATCAACTGTGTCAGTGATTCTCAGTGCAGCTTTGACATCAGACAAAGTGCAGTAACCGTTAGTAATCGCCATAGTAACAGTTTACCGCACTAATCCCATGAGTTTATGCGGCGGCGTTCTAGTGACCATTCACCTGCAGACAAGTCTCCCTGAGACTGCTTGTAACGGAAATACACTTCGTTCAAAGGATACGACTTGGCATTCTTTTCAGCGTTGCCTTCCTGAAATACAGTAGCCTGCCCAACGTGGCTATGATCTATAGCTACGCGCAAAGCATCAAAGCCCTGCTTAGCTGCACGCCACTCAAAGTCATCATCTTCAAAGTTTGCAGGGTGCAGTGCCTCATCAAATAAACCCACACGGTCAATGACATCTTCACCCACGCTAAAGAACTGGTAGTGAGGCCACTGCTCAGCTGTAACGAAACGGTCAGGGCCGGAAGCCTCAAACCATGCCTCAAGCGCTCCAGGCTCAAACACAACATCATCACTGCAGATAAACCACATAGAGTCATGAGGGAAGCATTTGATACCTAGATTCCATGATGACGCTACGCCCAGATTAGCTGGCATAGTGAGAACCGTCAGCTCTTTGATTTCAGCCGGTAGCTTCAACTGGTCAATCATGTTGCCGTTATCAATGATGACAACGTGACCGATTGGGTAGTCAATGCTAGACAGGAGCTGTTGCAGCAGGTCATAGCGTGTCAGTGTAGGAATGATCAGGTTGGGAATCACTTGAAATACTCTCTCAGAAATGGCATCCAGTACCAGTTGAATACGCGGTCAGCATCAAAGTCTTTAGCAAAGTCTACCGAAGCTTTAGACAGGCCACGAGGCGCGTCATACGCTAGAGACAAAGCCTGCACGATAGAGCTGATATTAGGTATGTGATAGAACGAGGCTTGAGGCTCATCCCAGAAAGGCTGACCATCAACGAGGAAGCTGTCAGGCCCTGCAAGGTCAGGTGATGCTGCCCAGTTAGAAACGATGACACGAGTACCACACGCTTGGAACTCTAGAGCAGGTACGCCGAAGCCTTCACCGTATGACACTTGCAAGCCAACGTCAGAGGCTGTCATGACTCCTGCAAGGAACTCTGCAGGATAGCCCACACGGTTGACATCACTGTTGAGAATGCGTACAAACTCTTCAGACAGGCCGACTGCACGCAACAGCTGAGGGATATTGAAACCGCCAAAGACAGGAGAAGGTTCTGTGTGCAGATATAGGTATGCGTCAGGGTGAGACTGGCGAAAGATTGCAAACGCCATGAGCTGCTCAGCAAGGGCCTTACGATGCACCAGCCCGTTAGCCTTATTCGCTGCCACGATAGACACGAGAAACGCGTCATCAGGAACATCAAGATATTCACGAGTAGGCACGCCAAACACTGTCTCAGTAGGTTTCATGACAGTGGTATCTATAGCGTGAGGGATATAGACAGATTCCACACCAGACTTCTCCAGCTGGCGCTGACCATGTGGACTCATAGTGATAGGCGTGACATTGTGGCGTAGCAGAAACTTCAGCACTGCAGGTGGCAACGTAACGTGATCCAGTGGAGTCCAGGCAATCACATTGCCATCAAACTTTAGGTCATTGTAAACCCACTGATCATAGAGTGTCAGCACTGCAGACTTCTTGCCCTCAAACTGTTGAGCAAAGTCGTTATGCCACACAGGAATGACATCATCTGAATACTGCTTGTACCCCATAGGATAGTGAGGCACTTTCCCATGAGGTGTTCTAATCTCAGACTTCATACCCTGCAAACCGTAGTTAGACAGGTTAGCCGTTTTCACGCCATGCTTAACAAGCCGGTCAATGAGTAGCTTGACCTGCTGGCCGTAGCCGGTAGGTGAGTCATACGAATTAGAAGCGACAGAGATAACCCCGTCAATCTTTTCAATAGCCATAATCTTCCCTTTACAAATAGGTTGATACTTATTCTATACCTGTGCTACATTCCTTATATCGGTTTTCCCCCAAACCTACCGATAGAAAACCCTCTAAGTCATTCTGGTTGGCTTAGGGGGTTTTTACTTTACACTTGGGTTATGGCTCATCCTGAACAGCGCGACTACTTCAACAAGATCAAAGCGCTGCACCCTCAATTCTTTACAGGCGTATCAGTGATAGAAATAGGATCACTGAACATCAACGGTACAGTGCGCGACTTCTTTGATGCCACATCATATCTAGGAGTTGACGTTTCATCAGGCCCAGGCGTTGATTTAGTAATGGAAGGGCAGAACGTCAAACTGCCAAAGCACTCATTTGATATAGCAGTCAGTGCTGAGTGCTTCGAACACAACCCTCACTGGAAAGCTACCTTCAAGAATATGGCGCGACTGGCAAAGACTGCAGTGCTGTTCACCTGCGCTAGTGAAGGTAGAGCTGAGCATGGTACAACCCGTACAACTCCACAAGACTCACCTTTCACGCTGGAGTGGGATTACTACCAGAACTTGAATGAGTCAGACTTTAGAGCTGCCTTCGATTTAGATTCCATGTTTCAGCAGTATGAGTTTGAATATAACCCTCAGTCACACGATCTCTACTTCTACGGCCTAAAGTAAAATAGCGCACTGCTATTTATACTTTATGAGCCTAAGTGAGAAATAGAACAACCCCCCTAGCGAACCTACAACGCTAGAGGGGCTGAACTGTTTAGCTACAGCTTATGGCTGGAGCAGGTACTTAACCTTAGCGGCGTGAGTCAGAGCCTGACCTGCACGCATGGTGAAGCGGTAAGCTGTTACATCGTTAGCGAAGTAAGCGTCAACCGAAGTTGCAACTTCCATGCCAGTGGTAACAATCTTGACAGCCTTGTTGTCACCGAACAGAACCGACTTGGTTCCGGTAGCAATGTCAGCAAGGTTGGGGTTTTCCCAGATACGGAAACCTGCGAAGGTGTCAGGCTGGCCAACGCCAACTTGGTACAGGTAGTTACCTGCAGTGTCCTTGAGCTTACGGATAGCACCAAGAGTCTTGGAGTTCACCATGTAGCCTGCGGAAGGAAGCTGACGAACAGCACCATCTACAGAGTAAGCAAGGTCAATGAGGTTGTCTGCAGATACTGCGGTTGCAGTAGAAGCAGTAACACCAGAACCAGCAGCACCAACAACAGTAGAGGTTACTGAGGTGTTGAGGTAAGTACCGATAGCGTTACCTGCCTGCTCAGCGATGACAGAGGAAATGTCAAAGCCAGCGTCAGCAATCAGTTCGTTTGCAACAGGAACGATGAAGCCAAACTTAGCAGGCTGGATCAGTACGCTGTCGAACGTTGGGTTGCTTTCCGCAATTGCAGAACCAGCGGTTACTGCAGCAGCGGTGCTGAATGCGGTGTAGATAGGAAGGCGAAGGTCGTTACCGGAAGAACGAGTGATGACCTCAGCAGCGTCAAGCCAGGGGCCGACCAAACGAGCTGCACCGAAAACCTGATCGTAGAACGATACAGGAACAGTGTTAGCAGAAGGTACGAGCGATGCACGCATTTCTGCAGGGAAGGTGTGGTCACGAAGTTCACCGCGAGCCATTGCGCGGAACAGGTCGCTGTCCGAACGTGCCTCAGCAGCTGGAACGAAAGAACCGGCTGCAGCAGCTGCATCCATCTTGCGCTCTTCGTTACGAGTAGCAACACCAATAGCGTCATCAGCCGAACGAATGTCAGCTTCGATACGCTCAATCTTCTGTGAATCTTCAGCGGTAAGGCCACGAGCCTCAGTCTCAGCTGCGTCAATGATAGAGCGCACCTGCATGATGAGGTTGTTGCGGACTTCCTGCTGAGCCTTAATGAACTCAGACATTATGTCTCCTTGTAGTTTTGCGCTACGGCGATGACGCTCAGCAGTGCGGAAATAGAATAGCGGCGATGACGCTCAGCTAATAAAATTGTACCGCATATACAGTTAAATGCCGACAAACAGAAAAGGCTACACCCGTGAGCGTAGCCAATCCTTATACCGCACCCCTGCGGTGCTTACAGTTTATATGCTGGAAAGAAACTCAATCTTCTTCTTCTTCAGTGCCAGCAGGCCCAAGTCACCAATTACGGAAGGCTCAGGTTCAGGCTTGAATTCTGCAGCAGGCGAAAGCTTGTCAATGACTCCAGTGAGAAGGTTGCGAGCATCGTTGTCTAAATCTTCGCCAGCCTCAAGCTTGGTCAGTGCAGCCTCTAGCGCGTTAGCATCAACCTCAGCACGAGTGGCCAGCTTCTCCAATGATCGTACTGTTGCAGTACCGCCAGTGGCGCTGTATGCAGGGAAGGCAACGATAGAAACTTCGAACAGGCGAACGGCCTCTAGTGTGCGCTCATCACCTGCAGTGTTCCACTTATCCTTGATGACGTTGAAACCAAAGCTCATAGCGTCAACATCTCCACGCTTGAGTAGCTCTGCAGTGTCGCGGCCCAGCTGAGTGTTAGGCAGAAGTGCAGTGACCTTCAAGCCACGAGCATCTTCAGTGAGCGTGAGGGTACGGGCGCGAGTAGAGCCAAGCACCTGACCGCTGTCGTGATTCCAGAGAAGCTTTACATCGTTACGAGTCTTGAGCGAACGAGTGAAAGCACCAGGAGCAACGAACTCAGTGAAGCCGCCCAAGTTTTCGCTACGGCTGTTGAATACTGCAGCATAGCCCTCAAAGGTCATTCCGTCAGAAGTCTCACGAATCTCAAAGTCTGCACTGGATACGCGCATCTCAATCTTGCCCTGTGAGCGCCCAGCCATATCACCGTGAGGCTGCTCAGGCATTTCAGGCTCAGGCAAAGCGTCAATCTTTTCCAGCACAGAAACATCTACGAGGGCAGTCAGTTCAGTAGCGTACCAAACGCCATCTTCCTGATCCCATACAACAACCTCAGCCTGTGAGTCATTGACAGAAACAACTTGGCCGTGTTCGACATCATCACCGTTAATCCAGCGCACCAAGTCATCAGCTGACAGTTCGCCAGCAACAGCTCTAATATCCATACTTTTATTATCCTTTATATCTGATGCTGTCGCATCTTCTAGGTTAGAAACAATTTGAGATTTCATTACAGTTGCTGCTCCAAGCAAATTAGGTTGGCAGTGTTTGCGGCAGTGCAAGCATAAAGCTCATTCCCAGGGTAAAGACTAAATTGGAAATGCTCATGAGAGTCAATGTGAAAGCCAGTTGTAGGGCTTACCGCTGTACCGCCAATGTAGACAGCATGACCAGACTCATTGTGCAGGTTCAACATGAGTGGGCTACCGCCAGCACCAGCTACACGAGTGATAGCAGTACCCACAGTGACACTACGAGAGTCAAGCATTACTGCGCCCCGTAAACGTTTTCTGAACCGGCCACTGCAGCTATTTGACTGACAGGCTGAAGCTGTGTGGAAGGAACTCCAGTGTGACCAATAGCAGGCAAGTTCAAAGCAGCCATAGTCTGTGCAGGATCAAAGCCAGCCAAGATAAGTTTCTGCGCCATAGCTACACGCTCAGACTCAGCCGACAGGGTAGCAGCGTCAATGTTTACGTTAGCAAGGGGAACACGCACAGTGTCTGCAGAAAGGTCAGCGACTGGTGGTAAATCTTCCAAGCGGCGCACATCGTTGATGCTCAAGAAGCCTGACTGTAGGCCAGTGCTGTAGGCGCTCATGCGTGACTGAATATCGGCACGCAACAGGCCGTCAATGTTGAAGCGTAGGAACGCGTTAGCTCCACCATCAACACGCTGCAGGAGAGGCGTGAGTGCATCTTCCAGCTTGCTAATTAGTGGTCGTAGGCCGTGAGTAACCCAAGCAAGGTTAGTCTGCTCAACGCTTGCATACGAGCTAGAACCCTCAGTGACTGCGAGCAGGTGTGGTGGAATGTTGAATGCGCGGCACACATCAAGCACAGCCATCTTACGGCTCTCAACCATAGTGCTGTTCTGTGGGTCAATCTGTGTCTGCTTCCAAGTAGCACCGCCAGACAGCACGCCAGTCTTGTGACCTCTACGCCATCCAGCGTGAGCGCGGTCAAAGCCGTTACGCAAGTTCTCAGACTGCTCCTGAGTCAAGTTCCCAGGGAACTCAATCACGCCACTCATGTTAGTTCCCTGACCAAAGAATGTAGCTGCGAAAGCTTCCATTGCTTTAGCCAAACCAAAGTTGTCGTTCAACTGCTCTACACGAGAAGTGCCACGAATCGAACCAGGCTTGAGTAGATCAGGAATGTAAATGATTTGGTCAGAGCTGAGTGGAGTCTTTTCACCCTGCAGCTTGAACATCAAACGGCCAAGCCCGTTGCGCTTGATTTCAACGTGGTGAGGGTTGAGAACTACGAGGTTTACTACCTCACCCTTAGCGTTGCTGAATACGCGAATGAAAGCGTTGCCATCTAGGAGCAGTGACACAATCACTGAGTTGTAGAAAGCGTTGCGAGGCAGATCAACGTCAGGCTGCTGCACCCAACTAGGAGCGCCAAAGAATGGAAGCCTAGCGCCATCCTTCTTGTAAAAAGCTCCAAGTGGCAGTGTCGAAATAGTATCGGCAATGAGGCTTACTGCACTATAGACAGCATTCACTTGGAATACGTTGTCGCTAGTAATGCTAGTGCCGGAGAGATTTCCGAATTCGATACTGTCACCTGAAGCAAAGATAGTCTGGTACGAAATCGCACGAGACTCAAACAGTTTCTCAAACATTACTTAGTTACCGCCAAACCAATAAGAATTGCAAACATACCGCCAACAATAAGTCCTGCTGGTGGGAAGATTAGGGCTGCACCGGCAGTCACTGCGACTGCTCCAAGTATCTGTAAAACCGTAGACATATTAACCCTTAGAAAAAGAACTGAGGTACAACTTGTTCTAGTCTACCAGCAAGCGCCCTATCTACCGCCATCACGGAAGCTACAGCACCGTCAATCTTGCGCGGTGAGCTTCTAGCATCCTTTTTAATGTGTGGCCCTGCAGGAGTCATCTTCACAATGGCGTTATCTATATGGCGTGCAAGCAGTGGATCATCAGTGTGGACTATACGCTTCTCAACAACGCTGTCATAGAAAACAGCACAGGCTTTGATCATGCGCGAAGGTGACTGAGGGAATTCCACGATAGGCAGTCCAGCATCTTCCAGCACCTGCATAGAGCGCTGCCAGCGGAAAGGGTCACAGACTATCTCACGCACGTTAGGGAAGTCTCTACAGAACTCAAGCAGTGTCTCTTCAACATCTAGCGTGTCTACACGCCAAGTGTCATCATCCAGGGTTAAGTCTTTCTCCCACGCCTTTACTAGAAATACCTTGACCGGCTCATCTTCTTTAGGTACAGTCGCACCAACAATAACGGAAGTATCACCGTTGAACGAACCGTCAAAGGCCAAGATGATTTCCTCATCAGGCTGAATCTCAAATGCACCTTCACACTCCTTCCAAGCGCCAGCAGGTAGCCATGAGGTAGCTGAGCTAACCCACTGGTTCAAACGTTTAGTGCGGAACTCAGCCTCTGGTGTGCGCCTCACTGCAGACTTGAAATCATCTTCAGAAACAATGTCACCATAACCAGGATTGGCCATAGCCCAAACAGAGGGGTCACGATAGTCAGAATCATCAGGTGCTTGCCACCATGCCATGAAAAATGAAGGATCATCAACCTCACCTGCAGCAATCTTCTGGCCGTATTGATAGAGCGAATAGCAGACAGAATCCCTGCCTGTGCTGTCAGACTTTACGCCTGCAGTAGTGATAGCTACTAGCTGCCCAATCTTTCCACGGTTTCCCATAGCCAAACTGAACACATCAAATAAAGTCCTGTCGCGGTGAGCGTGCAACTCATCCATGATCACGCGGCTAGGGTTCAAACCTTCTTTAGAATAAGCCTCAGCCGATACCACGCGAAACACTGAGTTAGTTGCAGGCACGAAGATACTGTCTTTATAGATAGTCACCATGTCTGCCAGCTCACTGCTTTCAATCATGCGCTTAGCCTCACCAAACACAATGCGTGCCTGTTCCTTTTCAGCAGCAACAGCGATAACCTCACCACCGTTGATACCCTCAGCAATGAGGCTGTAAAGCCCAATGGCTGCACTGGAAAGCGCTGACTTCCCGTTCTTACGAGGCATACCAATCAGGGCAGTCTGTGCGACTAGGCCACCGTTCTCATCACGAGCATAGAGCCTAGCCAGCAACTCTTTCTGCCAGTCACGCAAACGCAACGCATCACCAGCACGCCCAGCAATACCATCTTTACCGATAGAGCCAAACAGCTCAGAGAACTCTGCAGCGTCATCACCATCACCGCGAGCAATAGCCTCATCACTCACAGGCGTTAGAAACGCAGGCGGCCAACTAGCCACGCTCAGCCTTACGCGCCAAGAATTCCTCAAGCTTAGTTTGAGTCTTTACCTCAGCCCAGCCCAACCGCGAACGGTCAGCAGGAGTAAAGCCAAGCAGTGAAAGGTTGCCAATGATGATGCGGTCAAGCTCACGAAGCCCACGGCGTAGCTTAGGATCATCAGACTGCATAACTTTGATACGCAAATTCCAGCGCTCATCAATCATTTCACAAGTCATCAGGAGAAGCTCAACATCAGTATTAGGGCTAATCCAGTTAACACCAACCTGCCAAATGTTATCCCACACCTCACGGCCATACCGCATCAGTGGGCGCGAAGGCTCAGGAGTTGTCTGAGCTGCAGGCAACAACACTATGTCACTCTCATTAGGCAACCTACGCTTACCAGGATTACCAGTCAGGCGCTTCTGCTCCACAGGCTTCGGCGGCCTGCCCATCTGAGCCATTAGAGAAGCTCAGCCTTCTGCCCTGTCAAAGTTTCCCAGCGCGTAATGATTACATCAATATATTGAGGGTCAAGCTCCATCATGTAGCAAGTCTTATTCATTTCCTCAGCAGCAATCAGCGTAGCTCCAGAGCCACCAAACATATCAAGCACAGTGTCACACTCATGGTTAGCGATAGCACGAGCAGCAAGCGCTACAGGCTTCTGCGTAGGGTGCAGCTTGTTCCTACCATCTTTATCAATATTCCAAATAGTAGTTTCAGTAGTCGCACCAATAAAGTTCAGAGTCGTTCCCTTTGGCTTCCAGTAAAGGCAAGGCTCATGCTTCTGCTTATAGTTCGCATTCAACGCACCATAGCCACCATTCTTAACCCAGATAAGCAGAGCGTGAATATCACCATACTTCTCAGCTGCAGCGTAAATGCTTGCACCCTTAGAACCGGCAAACCAGATATAGCAAGGGCCAGCAGCGTGCTGAGTGAGCATAGCCATGACATCCTCATAAATGTCTAAATCATCGTTAGCAATCATTTCCCTGTTATTGCGTTCAACGTGGCCATCCTTAAACTGCAAGCCGCCAGTGTAAGCAACGCCATACGGGGGGTCAGTGAACACCAGGTC